GATCTTGCCGAGCTCGACCTCGGGGCGTTCACTGGCTGATGGCAGGCCCCGGCAACCCCACTTATCCCGTCGGCACGATCGCAAAGCTGCTTATGCTCACGGATCGACGGGTGCAGCAGCTGGCGAAAGAGGGCGTAATCCCGAAGGCGGAGCGCGGCCGGTATGACCTGGTCCCGTCTGTGCAGGGCTATATCCGGTACCTGCAATCGCTCGATGTCGGTCCTGGCGAGGGCGAAGACGGCGCGATCAATTACCAAAGTGAAAAGGCGCGGCGCATGCGCGCGGATGCTGATCTTAAGGAGATGGCGGTGCTGCAGCTGCGCGGCTCGCTGATCAATGCCGAAGAGGCGGCGGCGGTCACTGCGCTGCTGATGTCGGAGCTGAAGACGAAACTTCTCAACAATGCGCCGGTGCGGATCGCGGCCGCTGGCAAATCCACCAAGACCGAGGCGGCTCTCAAGAAGATCATCAAAGCCGAGCTGTCGGAAATCATGGCCGGCATTGCGAAGACTGACCTTGTCGCCTTGATGGGGGAGCCTGCGTCCGATGGAGTATAGCCCAGCCGCGCATCGCATGATGGCCTCCGCCTTGGCGGCGCTGCAGCCGCCTCCGGATTTGAAGCCTTCGGTCTGGGCGGAGCGGTCGGTCTACATTCCGGTCGGGAACGCGATCCCTGGTTTGATCCGGTTCGACAACGCGCCTTATCAGCGCGAGCCGCTCGACATGACGGTCGATCCGACGTGCAGCCGGATTTCTTTGAAATGGGCCGCCCAGGTGGGCAAGACGCAGGTCGCGCTCTGCGCTCAGTCCTACCGGATTGCGATTTACCCGACATCGCAGCTGATGATGCAGCCGTCGGAAGGCGATCTGCAAACCTGGCTGCAAACGAAGTTTAATCCTCTTGTCGAGGCCAATCCCGAGCTCGAGAGCCGGATCGCGACTGCGCGGGGTCGTAAGGGCGTTAACAACACGCGGATGAAATCCTACCCAGGCGGGTTCATCATGTTCGCCTGGTCTGGCTCGCCTAAGACGCAGCGCGGCAAGTCTGCACCTTTCGTCGTCGCGGATGAAACGGACGGCTACGATCGGACGGCCGAGGGCCATCCTGTCTCGCTGCTCTGGCAGCGGGCCGCGACCTTCGGGGATATGCGCAAGCTGCTGGAAATCTCGACGCCAACAGTGCGTGGCTTGTCCTGGATCGATGATGCCTATGAGCAGGGGGACCAGCGGCAGTTTCACGTCGGCTGTCCGCATTGCGGCGAGCCGCAAGTAATCATGTGGTCAAACGTCAAATGGGAAAAGGACGCCGACGGGGCGCATCTGCCGATGTCGGCCTACTATGAGTGTTCGGCGCATGGCTGCGTCTGGTCTGATTCCGATCGGGTCGCGGCCGTCCGCGATGCTGAAAAGCTGGGCCACGGCTGGAAGGCCCAGAAGCCGTTCCTTGGCCATGCCAGCTACCATCTGTCGGAGCTCTATTCGTGCTTTCGTCGCCTTGGCGACATCGTGCAATCCTTCCTGGAAAAGAAGGCCAGCGACGATCTGCAAACTTTCGTCAACGTGTCCCTGGCTGAATGCTGGGAGGAAGAGGCGGAGCGGGTCGCGGCCGACGATCTAATGGCGCGGGCGGAAAGCTGGGGCGATAAAATCCCAGCCGGTGTCGCTTGCCTGACGGCCGGCATCGATATGCAGGAGGATCGCCTCGAGCTCGAGCTGGTCGGCTGGGGTCTGGGCGAGGAATCCTGGTCGATCGACTATCAGGTATTCTGGGGCGATCCGATGAAGGACGACGTCTGGGAGCTAGTCTTCGATTTCCTAGCGCAAACTTATGAGACGGAAAGCGGGGCAACGCTGAAGGTCTCCGCTGCCGGCTTCGATACGGGTGGCTCGGGTGGTTTAACCCAGGCGGCTTATGAGCAGCTGCGCGGAAAGCATCGCCGTGGTTTTTATGCGCTGAAAGGCGGCAACCTTTGGGGAAAGCCTGTCGTGTCGGCTCCGAGCAAATCGCGCAGTGGCCGTCGATCGCGGCCGGTTATGCTGTTTTCCGTGGGTGTGAACGACTCAAAGCTGACCATCCTGCGCCGCGCCAATATGGCGGCCGTTGGGCCTGGCTACTGCCACTTTCCGATCGAGCGGGATCCGGAGTTCTTTCTTCAGCTGACGGCCGAGCAGCTGGTGACGAAAATGCGGCGCGGCTTTCCGGTCCGCGCCTGGCACAAAACGCGAGAGCGCAACGAGGCGCTCGACTGCCGCGTCTATGCCTATGCGGCGCTTAAGATTGCCAACCCGAACCTGCCGCAGCGCCTGTCTCGACTGGCACCGGCCGCGCCGGCTACGGAAGAGCCGGCCGAGGAGGAGGCGGGGAACGCGCCAGAGGAACCAAAACGCGCGGCTCGCAATGCTGCGCGGCAGAGACGCCGGCGACGGACGTCTGGTCTTTGATCGTGCGAGGTTTCGATTTGCAGTACTTCCCGTCCTCAATCGCAGCGGGTTTGACCTTCGCTGTGGATCTGGATTTGGACGATCATCCCGCTCCCGAGTGGGCGGTGATCGTGATCCTGGCTGGTCCTGAAAAGATCGAGCTGACGTCGGTCCCTTATGGCGATCTGCACCGGCTGTCGGTTCCTGCGACGCAAACCACCAGCTGGGCGGGCGGTCTCTATGCGGCGTCGGTTCGTGCGGTGTCGGGCGCGGATGTCGTCGAGGTGGACGCAGGGCAGGTCAAAATCACGGCCGATCTGGCCAGCGTCGATGGTGCGCTTGATCCGCGATCGCATGCCCAGCGGATGCTGGACGCGATCGAGGCGGTTCTCGAAAAGCGGGCCTCCCTCGATCAGCAGTCCTATACGATCGCCGGCCGATCCCTGGTCCGGACGCCGATTCTGGAGCTGCAAACGATGCGCGAGGCCTATCGCAAAGAGGTTGGCCGGCTGTCTGCGAATGGAAAGCCGCGCCGGCTGCTGGGCCGCCGCATTAATGTTAGGTTCGGTGGCTGATGTTTGGATTTGGTAAGCGGTCAAAGGCCGACGTCATTACACGGGCCGATCCGCCCATGCAGGCCGAGCCTGGACCGGCCGTTGTCGGCACAACCAGCGGGCTTCGGATTCGCCGGACGCGGAGCCTCTCGCCTGGCGGGCGTGATCTCGGTCCTGCGGTTTCGTTCATGTCGTCGACGCCGATATCTACCGACGCTTTGATTGATCGCAATCAGCGGGTGCTGGTGGCGCAATCTCGGCAGCAGGCCACGACGAACGATTACATGAAGTCGTTCCTGCGGATCGCGGAGCGCAGCATCATCGGTGCTAACGGCATCATCCTGCAGGCGCAGTCTAAGAAGCGCGATGGCGCGATGGACGCAGATGCAAATACTGCGATTGAGCTGTGGTGGGACGAGTGGTGCCGCGCTGAAAACTGCGATGTGACGGGCAAGCGCAACTTTCGCCGGCTTTGTAAGGCGCTCGTCGGATCGGCTGCGAAGGACGGCGAGTTCATCGTCCGCGAAGTGCGCGGTAAGGATGCGGGGCCGATGCTGTATGCGCTGCAGGTCATCGATCCGCAGCGGTGTCCCGTCGATTACAATGTGGATAGCCTGGGCGGCGGTCGCTTCATCCGGCAGGGCATCGAGTTCAATCGCGCCGGCCGGCCTTTGGCCTATTTCTTCTCCACGGATAATCCGTCGTTGAGCGGCTATACGCATGGCGGCATGTCGCTGGAGCGGGTGCCGGCGCAGCAGATCATTCACGGCTTTATCGAGGATTTGCTCGGCCAGCGGCGCGGCCTGCCCTGGGCGGCGACGGCGCTCTGGCGCTTGGGCATGCTGGATGGGTTTGAGAAGGCGGCGCTCAAAAACGCGCGCTCGTCCGCATCGCTTGGCGGTTTCATCGAATGGGAGGCCGGCGAGGGGCCGGATATCGACGATGATCTTGCCGACGAGGAGTTGGTTTTTGAGGCGGAGGAGGGGCTCTATCAAGAGCTGCCGCCTGGCGCGCGGATCAAGAACGTGCCGAGCCAATATCCCACCGGCGAGTTCACGCCTTTCCATAAGGCGATGCTGCGCGGTGCCGGTGCCGGCATGGGCGTGTCCTATGTCTCGTTTGCCAACGATCTTGAGGGCGTGAATTTCTCGTCTATCCGGCAGGGTGTTCTGGATGAGCGCGACCACTGGATGGATTTGCAGGAGTGGTTGATCGAGGTCCTGGTCGATCGCGTGTATCGCGCGGCGCTCGAGCCGGCTTTGCTGATGGGCAAGGTCGTAGCCAACGGTGTGCGGCTGCGTCCAGAGAACCTGTCGCGCCATTATGCCGTTCGTTGGCAGCCGCGCCGCTGGCCATGGGTCGATCCCACCAAGGACATCGCGGCCGAGGTCACGGCGAAGAATAACCTTCTGACGTCGCCTTCCGAAATCATCCAGCGGCGGGGCGGCGATCCGGAGACGGTCTGGCGCAGCTACGCGCAAGATATCCAAGGCATGCGCGACGCTAAAATCCCGGACGAGTTCATCATGGCTGCCGTGCTCGGTGTCGCGCCGGCTTCAAACCCAAAGGCCGGCCAGGCCAAGTCCAGCGCGTCGTCTGATGATGCGCCGGATGATCAATCCGACAAGCAGGAGACCGACGATGTTGAAGAGTAAGTTTGCGACCTTGAGCTGCGCTTTGGTCGGGGCCGCGATGGTGCGGTCCCTGACGCCGGAGCAGCTGAATGGAAACCGTGGCGCCGGCGCTTTGCATCGTACCGCGCGGGTCAGGAAGTTTGACGAAGAGGCGCGGACGGTTGAGGTCGCGTTTTCGTCCGAGGAGCCGGTATCGCGCTGGTTCGGATCGGAGGTCCTCGATCATGGTCCTGGCGCTGTTGATATGTCGCGGCTTCTCGATGGCGCGGCCGTCCTTTGGAATCACAACACCGACGTGCAGATTGGCGTCGTGGAGTCGGCCGAGGTCGGCAGCGATCGGCGCGGCCGCGCTGTGCTGCGCTTCGGTCGCGGCGCGCGGTCCGAGGAGATTTTCCGCGACGTGATCGATGGCGTGATCCGCCATGTGTCTGTGGGCTATTCAATTCGCGCCATCAAAACCGAAGAGAAAGAAGGCGAGGCCGATGTCGTCACTGTGACGGAGTGGCAGCCTTTCGAGATTTCCCTGGTCGCGGTACCGGCCGACGGCTCGGTTGGTGTCGGCCGTTCTGCTGCGGGGAACGCGCCAGAGGCACCGGCGGCACCGTCTGCCGATAGTGAGACCATCATTTCTGGGGGCGAGCCTGCTTCCCGCAATCATGAGGATAGTTCGAAAATGAAAACCAAAGTCATGCGGGACGCCGGTGGTAACCTGGTCCGCGCCAAAGTGGACGACGCCGGCCAGATCATCGAAGTGATCGAAACGCTCGAGCGCGCGTCCGAAACGCAGGAGCTGGTCCGCGCCGGTACGCAAGCCGAGCAGGAGCGCACCGCGTCGCTGCTGGAGCTGGGCGAACAGCACGGCGCACCGGCAGACGCTGCGCGCGCTATCCGCGATGGTGCCACTGTCGCTGATTTTACGCGCCACCTTCTGTCCACTTTGAGCGAGCGTCGCGGCGGCGGCGGCTCCAACGATGCCCTGGACGATGATGCCGGCGTGATCGGGATGTCGGATGCCGACGCGGGTCGGTTCTCTTTTTTGCGGGCGCTGCGGGCTCTGGCGAATCCGAACGATCGCCGCGCGCAAGAAGACGCCGCATTCGAGCGCGAGGCGTCCGAGGCGGCAGCTCGTAGCTCTGGCCGTGAAGCGCAAGGCATCATGGTCCCGGCCGACGTTCTGCGCCGCGCTTTGAACACTGGCACCGGCGGCATCGCTCCTGGCGACACTGGCGGCTATGCGATCGCCACTGACCTGCACTCGCAGTCGTTCATCACCATGCTGCGCAATCGTTCGGTCCTGCTGGGCATGGCGACGCCGCTGGCCGGCCTGACGGGTAACGTCGATATTCCGACGCAGACCGGTGGTGGCCAGGGCTTCTGGCTTGGTGAGGACGAGGATGCTGGCGAGAGCGCCATCGATCTGGGCAACGTCCAGCTGTCGATGAAAACCGTCGGCACCTATTACGAAATGACTCGCTCGTTCCTCAAGCAGAGCTCGATCGACGGCGAGGCGCTGGTTCGCCGTGATATCGCGCAGTCCCTTGGCCTGACTATGGACTATGCCGGCTTCTACGGCACCGGCTCCGCCACCATGCCTCTTGGCCTGGCGAACCTGTCGGGCATCAACGCTGTGCCTTTCGCTGGCGTCCAGCCCACCTATGCCGAGCTGGTGCAGATGGAGAGCGAGATCGCGTCTGACAACGCTGACGTGAATTCGATGGCTTATGTCGCAAACGCGGCCTTCCGTGGTGCTATGAAAACCACGCAGAAGTTCGAAGGCACCAATGGCTCGCCTGTCTGGGAAGAAGGCGGCACCGTGAACGGCTACCGCGCTGAAATCACCAACCAGGCCGCTGCCGGCGATACGTTCTTTGGCAACTTCGCGGATATGCTGGTCGGCATGTGGGGTGGCCTCGATCTAACGGTCGATCCTTACTCGATGTCCAAGAAGGGCCGTCTGCGGATCGTCGCATTCCAGGACGCCGATATCGCCTACCGCCATGTCGAGTCCTTCGCCCTGGGCCGCAAGCCCACCGTCTAAATCAAAGGCCGATCCGCTCGCGGGTCGGCTTTCCCCTTTTCCCTGTAACGTAGGTGTCAAAATGGCAGAAAAGAAAAAGATTGAGTTGCGGCTCACCTCGGCTGTCGCGATCGGCGGCAAAATCATCCTTCCTGGCAGCGGCAAGTCCAAGGCTGACTGCACTGTGACCGAAACCCTGGCAAAAAACCTTTTGCACCGCGGCAAAGCCGAGCTGTTTGGCGATCAGGATTTGGAAGGCACCGGCATTGTGGATCCGGCCGACACCGATTCTGGCGCAAAGAACGGTTATCCGCCTCCGGCCAAAGACGGCCAGAACCGCTCCGGCAGTCCGCTGGACCAGCCTCAAGGCGGGCCAGAGCAGGGCTCTGATAAAACGCCTGGCGCTGCGCCTGCCAAGCCTGCCGCCAAAGGCAAATCAGCCGGCGCGGCGAAGTAACGCTTATGCCTGCCCCTGATTGGGAAAACCTCGACGCCTTCTTTGGGCAGGACGATTTCGCCGTGCCGGTTACCATCCGGCGCGGCGAGGTCGTTTTGTGGGAGGGCCCTGCTATCTTCGATGATGGCAATGCCCCGGCCGGCCTGGGCGATCTGGAGCATGATCTGTCGTCGCCGCATCTGCTCTGCTCGGCCGATGATGTCGCCGGCGTTGATGATGGCGACGAGGCTGTCGTTGATGGCAAAGTCTGGGATGTGATGGGCGAGCCGGAGCGTGACGGCACCGGCCTTGCGCGGGTGATCCTGGCAAAGCCAAACGTCGCCTTCCGTGCTTAATTTCGACATCGATGCCGGCGAGCTGGAGCGGCTCTCCACTCAGTTCGATTCCTCCTACCGCGAGATTGATCTGGCTTATGGTCGCGCCCTGCGCCGAACGGCCGGCAACATTAGGCGGCTGTCTTCGACGGGGCTGCAGTCCGAGCTCGGTCTGCGAAACGCCACGGCGCTGCGTCGCCGCATCAAAGAGTTTCGCATGCGGAAGGGTGGGGGTCAGTCGATCCAGATGTGGTTCGGTGCAAACGACCTGCCGATTTCTGCATTTAAAGGCCGGCCGCGCGCGGTGCCTGGCGGGATCGAGTTCAACGGCACCACTGTCCTGGGCGCATTCTTCGCGAAGCCTGGCGGCAAAAAGCGCGGCGTCTACGTCCGAAAGGGGCCGGGTCGGTATCCGATCGTGGAGGCCATGATGCCGGTGGCCGATCGCATGATGATCTATCTCGAGGACGAGGTGTTTGTGGATATCGAGGGCCTGTTCTTTCGCAACTTCGAGTCCGAAATTAGGGCGCGGACTATTCTTGGCGTTAGTGGAAAGTATAGCAAATGAGCGAATTGGATTTAGCGGCCGCGTTGGCTGGCATCGTGTCGAAGCTGGCGGAGGCGTTTCCTGATGTGAACGTGTGCGAGGCTGAAGGTGTGGATCCGGCCGATCTGCCGGTGCCGGCTCTGATCTGCCAAATATCGGAAATTGAGCCGGATCCCGATCGCGAGCCGCTGACAGGCCAGTTCCCTTGCATGGTCCGTGTCCAGGCGCGGATCGTCTTGGGGCATCGGACGCCGACGGTTCGGATGCAAACGCTCAAGCTGGCCGGCGCGGTCGCTGCCATCGTGCACAACGACCGGTTTGGTTCTGAATGGGGTGGCGCAAAGGTCTTTGCGGTGGAGCCGGATGAATTTGCGCCCGAGGCCAATCGCTTCGATGTCTGGTTGGTCGAGTGGAACCATGCGGCTCGCCTAGGCGCGGGCTTCGCGCTGCCGGATGAATTCCAACCGACAGCGGTGCTGGTGTCGAATGCACCGCGGATCGGCGTCGATCATGAGGCGGAATATGTGGAGGTGTCGTCGTGAGTAATCTGGCGCTTTCGGAAGTCATGCGGATCGTCGAGCGCATGGTCATCATCGGTACCGTGGTCGAGTTCGATCCGGCCACTGCAAAGGCGCGGGTTTCGCTTGGGCCTGGCGTCGTGTCCGGCTGGCTGGCGATCGCGCAGATGGGGTCAAAGGATGTGCGGATTTGGGTGCCGCTTGTCGTCGGCTCGCAAGTCGTTGTCTTTTCGCCTGGCGGAGATACGGCGCGCGGTATTGTCTATCCCGGTCCCTATGACGGGGCTGCGCCTGACGATCGCGGCAGCTCAATCCGCCTTTCTATGCCTGGCGTTGATATCGCTGTCGATGGCGGTGTCGCCACGGTGTCCCTGACCACGATGAACGTGACCGGCAATATTGTGGTGGACGGCGACGTGATCGCCTCTGGCGTTAGCCTGGTCAACCATGTGCATGGCGGTGTCGATGCCGGCTCGTCCTCGACGGCTCCGCCCAGCTAGGGGAACGCGCCAGAGGAAGCACGCGGCGGCGGGTGCCAGTTTGCGATTATGCGTGGAATGAGTAGCAGCAACGGATTGAGCTTGGGTGGCATGTCGCATTTGCGGCAGTCGATCCGTGACATCCTATCCACTCCGATCGGCTCGCGTGTTTTGCGTCGCAGTTACGGGTCTCGCCTCTCTGATCTTGTTGATCGGCCTTATTCTTCGGGGCTGCGATTAGAAGTGATTGCAGCAACGGCCGAGGCGATCGCGACCTGGGAGCCGCGCATATCTGTTAAAAATGTCAGCCTTTCGCAATTCGGCGGGGGCCGGATTGAGGTGTCGATGACGGCCGAGCTGATCGCCTCGTCACA